GTAATCCAAAATGATCTTTTTTTCTATTGTTAGTCAATTCTGCTATCGTATTTTGCACTCCAGCTTTTTTCATTGAAATAGCAGGTTTAACTTTTTTTTTGTCGATATAAAAATCCTCTATAATTCGATCTACTATATATTTTTTGGCTCTTTGTGCTATTTTATTAGATGCTTTTGAAACTACAATTTCTGAACCATCTGTAATGCCTTCTAATTCTTGTATAATTTTTTCTAATGCTTCTCTCTCAAATTCAATCATAAAACTTCACCTTCGGTATTTCGTAAGTCCCGAAATGATTTCGCGACTCGCGAAATTGATTATCTGTAATTGGTAGCTATATCTATCCGGTAAGTATTACCAAGATCTTCTATATCAATAATTTCATAGGAAACATCATCGACCTCTACTCTGTCATTAGGCGCCAATGTAGAGGGAAAGTCTGTTTTCTTGATAGATATACAAATTCCATTTGTATAGATACCCATATCTTCAGCTTTTCCCTTGTACTTTGTCCTGAAGGACTCTGAAGATTTGACCACTACAATTTCTTTCCCTTCAAAGCTAACCTTTTCACCTATTTCATTAGGATCAAAGAGGAGATCTAAATCTCCATCTAACATCTCTTTAAAGTTCATCTTCTGCTTCTATAATTGCTTCTATGATCTCAGCTTTTCTAGTCACCTCTAATTGAAGTTCCATATCCACTGCCATCTCTTTTAGATCAGAGATATTTAAATCATCCAACTCTTTCCTTCTTTTCTCATGTGCTAACTCTTCAGGGGATTGATCTTCCTGGAACTGAGATTTAATTTCGGTTACAAAATCAGATTTAATAAGATCTGCCGCATCTTTATCATCTAGTTGGATTATTTTCCCTGGCTTATATATCTTCCCTTTATATTCAATAGCTGTTATTTTAACTTTACATTTTTTCATTTTTACCCCCTATATTACTTTCGCTGCTATCCAGCCTTGAGCATCTTCCGGTATGATTAACGGTGAAGATTTAAGTTCTAATAGATCTGTGTTACCTTCAGACGAAGGAACAGTTTTTACAGCTTCTTTTCCAACAAATATCTTCGCTCTATCCGTAATTTTTTCTCTGAATGAAAAACTTCCATAATTTACTCTAAAACTTTTCGCTTTGAAGTATAACAATGTTCCATCAGGCAGGATAGGTTCTTCAGTAGGTTTACCATATTCTTTTACCCAGTCCATGTATGAATAGATCTTAGTATCTATCTCTGGGATATATCCGATGTATGAAACCCCTGGCTCTTTTTCTTTTGGTTTAAGATCGATAAGAGTATCATTGAGGATCTTTATCTTTTCCATAAGAGTTTTATTGTTAATAATTGATCTGGCTACATCTGGGGTAACTATTACTGTGTCTACTACATTTCCTGTGTTCTTTTGAACCTCAAGTTTTTGATTACTTAACCATCCAATGATATCTGAACCTTCTGCGTCAAACTTATCTGTTCCTGTTAATACTTTTAATGTGAAATCTCCATATTTGATCCCTTCTTTACCATTTCCCATAGGAAACACACCAGTCATTACCAATTGAGATAATGCCCAGATCTTAGTCCTATGAGCTATTGTTTTTAGTGTTTTCAGATCTTCTGCTACCTGTTTTTTTAGGATCTTATTAAGATCCTTTTTACCAGTAACATAGATCCCTTCACCAAATTGCTGCTTATATGCTGATTCGGCAGTTGCCGGTATCTTTAAAGAAATAAATGGGGGCTTGTATCTTTCAACTGCAAACCCATCTCTCTCAATAAGGATTCCATTAGACATAGGCCCTACAAATGCTGCTCTTACCCTTCCATTATCCTTAGAATGAATCTCTATCTCCTGGACTACTTCTTCTATCTCTTTACCTATCAAGATATTCCATAGGAAATTAACTGGTCTTTTTACCCTCTCTATCGCTGCGGTTATCTTCCTTGCCTCATATGGTCCTGCCATTCTTAATCACTCCTTTTCCTTTTAATTTTTTAACCTTATCTCATATAGATATTTTTAGAAATACCGTGTATTCTTATCTTTTCTATATCTGTAGCATCTTCTTTAATGACTCCAGTTTTATAGAACATTCCACTGACATAAACCATTGCTGTTTCAACTGCTGTTACTACTACATCTTCACTTAGTACTCCAAAGAATTTGGTTTCATCTGTACACTTTGATAGTTTTAAAGTTGTGGGATCTAATTCTAAGAGCATCCCTCTAGTATAGGTTCCTACAGTAAATCCCATAGGCTCTACCAGGTAAGGAACAACTCCTCCAGCTTTTAAATTTTCAGGTGTTATTGTTTCTTTAGTCATTTAAAATCACTCTCCTTAATATTCGCCATTTGCTAATGCTACTATGTCATCGATCTCATCTGCTTCTTGCTTTTCTGTTAACTCTTTTCCTGTCATTCCTTCAGCTATCTCTTCTTGAATCCCGCTTTGCTTAGCATCATCAATTTTGTTTAATAAAACATCCATCTTATTCTCAACTTTAGGTGGGGTTTCACTATTTTTAGGTTGAGTTGACATCTCCTGAAGAATATCTCCCATCAACCCTTCATTAGTAGCTTCTATTGGAGTTTCAAATTTAGCTTTTTGGATACACTCCAATGGTCTTCCTGCTCTTTGTTCTATTGTTTCTAGGTTTTGAATCCTTGATCTTTCTTGAGTAACTCCTACCTGAACTATTTGTTTGTATAGATCTGGGTATTGCTGCATTAATTGATTTAAATCCATCTTCACATCTCCTTTTTTATTTATTTTATTTTTTATATTTTCTCGTTCTAAAAATTCATTTAAATTCTTAAAATCAGAAATATTTAAAATCTCTTCTGTACCGCACATGAGCATATTATTTTGTAAACTCATATTAGCTTGGCTCTCGTTTTCTATGCTAGTCACAAATCCATACTCTTTAGCGGTCTTAGCGGTCATCCACGTTGTAGCTTCCATCTTTTCGATAAGATCATCACGAGTAAGATTTACTTTCGTTAAATAAGCTTCTATGGATGTTTCTCTAAATTGATCTAGATCTTCAGCTTGTTTTCTAAGTTCCTGAGCATCTCCTCTAGTCATCCCATAATACGGGTTATGGATCATCATCATAGAAACGTTACTCATATGGATGGTATCTCCTGCCATAGCTACTACAGTAGCAATCGAAGCACAAACACCATCAATAAATATATTTACTTTAGCTTTATGTCTCTTTAGACTGTTATATATTGCACATCCTGCAAATACTCCCCCGCCACGGGAATTAATACGAACATCTATCTCACTAATATCTCCTAAAGCATCTAATTCTTCATTTATATTTTCGGGGGTAATATCTGCCATCCATCCTTCACCAATTACTCCGTAGATCCTTATCTCTGCTTTATTATTTCCCATCATTAATACATTAAGTAAGCTCATTTTTCCTGCCTCCTTTAGTTTTGTCTTTTTTAGGTTTACCATTATTCATTAATTCATATTTTTTCATTTTTTTTACTTCTCGACCTCGCTGTTCAATATTATCTTCAATATCACTACCGTTAATTTCCATACTTTCCCTGGCACTTGTGCTCAAATTATTATCAATTCTAAGTACTGCAGCTTTAGCTTCTTTCAATGGATCTAATGACCCTTGAGCCTGTCCAAACCATTGGGTCTTTTGATATGCTCTCCTTTTAAAAGGATCTTCATAGCCTGGAAGGTCTATATAATCCATAGCTACACAATAGTCTAAAAACTCCTCATAGATAGGCTGCATAAAGTCATCTGTAAACCATTGTCTTTTAGCTTTTAGCATCTTCCAGGACTCTAATAAGGCCCCTTTTGAGGCTGAATAGTTATTAGAGAACTTCAGCAATAGCTGTTCAGGAGCTAATTCTAACGCTGCACCCAAATGAACACACATAGTCTCCATGAATTTAGTAAACCCTGAATTAGGTCTGTTAGAATCAGGAAATTTTATCTTTTGTCCAGGAGCCAAATTACTTATGATTCCACTTTTTAATGTGACACCTTTTCCATTTTTAGTTTTAAAAGGAGTTTGAGATTTCGTTTCCTGAGTTTCATTTTCTATGAAAGCTGCAAAATATGAATTTACGGTAGCTGCCATAAGTTCTGCATGGGTAAACTTTCTCATTTGGTGAAGGATTTCAAGGACTGGTGCTATTAAAGGAACTCCTCTTCTCTGTCCTATCCTTTCTTTCTCCATGAGGACTAATAGATTTTTCCTGCCTGTTTTATTCCCATGAACTTGAATCTTGGTAGTTTCAGGCCCCTCTTTATTCTTTTTAAAGTGATAAGCAGTGATTATTCCGCTTTTATCCTTTTCTACCCCATTTTTTATGTCTTTATCACCAATATCTGAAGGATTGATACAACTAGCTGGATCTAAGAGCCTTACCTTTAAGGCGAATAATTCCCCTGGATGGAGTTTAAATGATAGTGCAGCGAAACATTCCCCATCGATTAAAGCTGTTAAGATGGCTAACGATTGAATTTGATTTAATTTAGATTGCCTTCCCCAATCACATTCAGTCGAATCTGCCCACATTCTCCATAGTTTCTCTATATTTTTTTCTATCTCCTCTTTCTTTTCTTGTTCTAGTTCTAAAATATTATTATCTATAGATGCCTTTAGTTTTATTCCAACTCCTACAACATTGGATCTTATTCTTTTTATGGCTCCATTAGCGATGGCATTTCCCATATATTCATCTCTAGATCTCGCCATAAGAGTATCTTTTGATTCCCCTATATCCACATCAGAACTATTTATTTCATCATCATAATCCATGGCATTTTGATCTCCTGCACCATGATTATGATATTGAAGTACATTTTCATAGGTTTTTTCAGCATCATAAAGTTGTGCTTTTGCGATTACTCTCTTCGCTGCTAATCCAGGAAAGATATTCTTTAATGATAGTTCCATAAGTTCCTCCTAAAGATCCATTCCGTATACATCGCCCCATACATCTGAATGATACGCGTTTGCTTCTCCATACCTAGGGCAAGGAACTTTCTTTATTTCATAACCTAAAGCAATACTTCTACTCTTTAGTTCTTGCCATTTGAAGGTTCTTTTAAATTCTTTCTGTACCCTAGTTACGGTATAATATTTATTTAAGATCCCTAGTTCTTTTTGAGTATCAACTAGTTCTTCTTCTAAAGCTTTGTTATCAGCTAAAACTAATTTTATATGTTGGAAAGAGCTATCTTCTCTTTGTAACATCATTAGATTTCCACGAGCTTTTAAACCTTCATTTTCTTCTATTTGATCTGCCATTCGCCTATAAGTTTCTGCTAGAGTTAATTTTGGTTGTTGAGCTTCTAATTCTTTTAACTTTTGAATTAATTGATATCTAATTTTTGCATCATACCTGGCACCAATCTGCATTACACCATCTTTAGTAAGGGTATACTGATCTCTTTTTCGAGTATTTTCATCCCTATATGAGCACAAAGCAAATATGCTTTGTGCTATTTCTTTACCAAGTTTTTTTGATTCATTTCTAATATCTCTCATTACATCTGCATGATTCTTTCCTGTTAATTTTGAAATATCTCTGCTTGTCATTGTTATTTTTTCATCTATTTTCATTAATTTCATATCTCATCCTCCTAATGTCTTCCTGGTCTTACATTTTCTATTGTCATTCCCACATCATCGGGATTTCCGTATTTCCTGCATCTTTCTTCCCATAAGGTAATCCCCTTTGAAATCATTCCTAAATCTGCCCTGGTTACTTCTTTTCCATCAATGTTATATGATTGACTCAGTAATACTTTTTCTTCAGCTTCTAAATACATCTTTAATTTAGCCTGGCACATCTCCAAGGTTATCCCTGTAACATCACTCATTATTCCTCCCTTTCTAAATATCCAATTTTAGATAATAGACTTAAATCCTCTTTTGATAGAGTTGCTAAAATTTTCATATCGTAATCATGTATTTCTAGTGCTGCTTCATTGTAGTTTCTTAGATCTAAGCCTTCATTTCTATCTCTAAGCTTAATCCATTTATTACTTTTAGGATCTCTTACTTCAGCAGTTAAACTCAGAAAATATTCTTCAGTATAGTTTCTAGTCGGACTTTTAGGAAAATGACAGAACCCTGGTCCAGACTTGTTAATTCTCAATTTACTCATAGTTGAATCTTTTAATGCATTAACTCCTACTGAATAGAGATTAATCTCATTATTTTTAGTTCTTCTAAATCCATTATTTATAGGAACTATTCCACCTTGACCTTTAATTCCATAAATTCTTTCATCTTCTTTATCAGATACGAAGTTATATACATTTTGTGTGTTGTAACCAGTATCTATACAAGTTGCAAAGATTTTTAAAGGAGTTCCATCTTTAAAATAAAAATCAGATTTTAAGAATTCATACAGCTCATTCCAAACTTCTTCTTTTGAAGGATTCCCATAAAATACTTGATATGTTATTCCCCAACTTTCACGACCTAATCCCCATCCTACAAGTTCTAACTCAAGTCTATTATGTTGTACATCTACTCCTGCAGTTAGCAGTAGTACTCCTTCAGGTATTTCCGCTTCATAGGTTTCTCGTCTTTTAAATAGAGCCACATAATCTATTGTCTTGATATTCTGTTCTTCCCAAGTTTCAGCCAATACAGTATTTTTAAATGTTTTTATCTTTTCTATATCCCCCTGACACTCTAACCATTCTTCAACTATTGATTCCCAAGTTCTCCATGGACTGGCCAGTGCGTTTAGGTGATAACTTAGTTTCTTTTTTTTTTCAGGAAACTTGTGCACCCATTTCCCTTTAGATTGATTTCCCCTTTTCCATTCTTTTTCATGAGATAAAACTCCACATTCATTACAAAGCATCTCTACTGTTTCGTGATCATCATCAATCCATTTTAGATTTTTAAAATCTAATACTTGATATTCTCCACAGTGGGGACAAGGTAATTTCCATACTGCTTGAGATCCATTTGCAAACTCTTTTTCTATGGCACTTTTATTTTTTACAGTAGGGGTTCCAGTGATGATACATTTACTTTCATCACCATAGGTTGTTAATCTTTTTCGACCAAGGGATATTACATCTCCTTCCCTCCCTGAAGACTCCGGATACCTGTCTACTTCATCAAAGAAAATTATTTTGATTGGTCTAGCTGCTAACTTACTCGGTGAGTTAGATCCAATAAAAGCAATATATCCTCCCGGAAACATCTTATGAGAAACTGTATTCCCTGAGTTTTTTGAATTTGCATCTTTTATTCTAGACTTTAAAACACTGGTATCTCTTATCATGGGAGCTATACGTTCTTTAGAATATGCTATTGCCATGGTATCTGTAGGCTGTACTAGAAGCATTGGACAAGGATTTAAATGAGCATATTTACCGAATATATTATTAATAAATTCTGATTTCGCCAGTTGCGAAGCCATCATAAGAATTACCTCTCTGACTTCTCCAGATTCTATTCTTTCGTAGATCTCTATCATGTAGGGAGTTCTCTTCGTTTCCCAGGCCCCAATCTCTTTAGAACCTTCTGAAGATAAAATTCTATGTGCATCTGCCCATTCACTTATACTTAAGTTAAGTGGTGGTTTTAATAGTTCCAGACATTCTTTGAATAATTTTCTTACTTTTTTTATTTCATTCATCATCTATCTCCTTTATTGCTTGGTGGAGCATACTTTTCTAGTTCTTCTAAAGATTTTAAAATGTGTTTTTCTACAACCTTTTTTATATCTGCCTTTTCGTTTTGCTCTATTTCAATAGTTATTTTTCTACTAGTACTGAGAAGCTGTGATTTAAATTTTATAAGCATATCAGATAAAATATCCCTAACTATATGATCGGGATAATATTCATCTTTTAAAATTTTTAATTTTAATTCTTGAGTTTCCCTTTGTATTACTTTTAATTTATTAGATTCATTATTTTCTAAAAAATATTTTTTTATATTTGTTTTTAGGTTGTAGTTTCCATTCTCAGATTTTTGCAATATATTTTCTTTGGTTAAATTTCTAATTGTTTTTTCTGATACACATAAGATATCTGCTAATAATTTTAATGTGACATGTTCTACTCCATCTACTTTTATAGTTTTTAAATATTTTTTTACACATTTAATGTATTCGTATTCCCCAGGAGCATATTTGTATTCTTTAAATAAAGATCTAACATGTCTTTCTGAGATTAATAGATCTTTGGCTAACTTTTTTTCACTTGCTATAATTAATTGACTCATATGCCCTCCTAAAAATTTGGAACTGGGAAGTCTTTGAAAAAATTTGTCACGATTAAAGTTCTGCGCCTCCCCACCGCAAAGCTTTTTTCTAGAGCTCTCACAGTACCTTTTTTTCATTACTAGTCTCTTTTATGTTATACTATTGATAGACTAACTAATAAGGAGGTGGGTTAATGCTTTATTGTATTGATCTCAAGACAAGTGAAGTCCATGTACTGGGGTGTCCACATATTTCACCTAAAAAAGAAAAGAAATGTTTTTTAGGTCGTTTTAATAACCCCAATGATTCAGTAATCGATGCAAAAACTAAAGGCTATTCAGAGGCTAATGGTTGTTCTCATTGCTGTTCTAGTGCACACATAAAATAAATTATTGGGCTGTTTAGCCCCTTTTTTATTCTTCCTCATCTATCCTGACTATTTCTTTGCCTGAGGCTGTTGTGCCGTTATGTTTCTTCTCTGCTGCATAACTATAACCAAGGATATTGTTGATCTCCCTTATAGCACTGATCTCTGTATCCAAGGACTTCTTATTCTTTATGACCTTCTTTGTACTTCTTCCTTTTGGTGTGCTCTCCTCCACATACTCTGTCTCGGTTACACCTTCCTTTGCTCTCCTCTTGATATCTCTCAGATCATTGATCTGTGCGTATGCTCCTAGCTTTGTATCGGTAATAAGCTCTTTCCTTAATTCTTCTATTGTTTGAGTTAGGTTTCTAGATCGTTCCACATCATAGGTCTTGGTCTTCTCGGAATAGCCAGCCATCTTCTTAGCTTCCTCTGTCCCGTTTCCTTCCAGCCTGGCTTTGACATACCTTGTCTGTTTTTCTGTCAACCCATCAAAGGTGCATTTAATTGCATTTTTTTCATCCACTATCTCAGCTATGTATTCTCTGTAGTGAACTTCATGTCTGTATATCCATGCAGTGATAGTGTTTACCGGTAGCTTTATCCTTCTTGCAATCTCTTCATATCTAGACTTCTTGGTCTTTCCAAACTTATTAGCAGTGAGTTGTATATATAGCTCCAGTGCTGCTAATTGATCCTTAGTTAATTTATCTATCTTCTTTTTAGCCATACATTTACTCCTAATAATTTTCTTCAACACTAAATCTTGTCCGATATAAGACAAGCAATATATAATTTTATGCTACACTGAATAAACTTTAGTATAAAGGAGCTGATTTTATGGTAATTTATCTTAATTTTTTTATCGATGTTACAACTCTTAAAATTCATCAATCAACCTGTACTCGCTTACCCACTGAAAATAATATTTATTTAGGGATCTATAGAAATTCAGAGGTAGCTCTAATTCATGCTAAATCTAAAGGATACAAAAAGGCTGCTATTTGTATTTATTGCGATGTACAATTTTAAAATAATAATTGGGGCTACTCTGTAGCTCCTTTTATTATTCTTGTAACTTTTCTTTTACTTCAACCCAAGAATACTCTTGTCCATCTCTATGGCTAATTGATTTATACTCCCTCCTCCATTTTCGTAAAATGTCGTTATTCCTCTAAACTAAAATCTTTTAAATATTAAATACTCTTTCAGGACCGAGATACTTTCTACTTATTATTACGCGAGGCAAACATCTCTAGGTACTATTTTTATTGAATAGTGTTCTTTTTTTCTTCCAAATACCCGACATCTTTATGACGGTTTTTAAGCTGATTAAAAGTTAAATGTTTCTTGTAACTACATTTAACTTCACACTCGATTAGGAGTAATTTATTTATAAATAATGATAATCTCTCAATGTTTCCAAAATTTTCTCGGTACGGCGAACTCCTTATCTGGCTTTCCCTCAATGCTATCTTAACTGTGTTTCTATATCTTTCTATTTGCCTCAATGATTTATTACTATTTCTAGTAATAATTGAATTTATAATTTTTTCATCATAGATCCATTCTTCAAAGTCTCTAACCAGGTTAGATAGTTCTCTTGAATCAAAATTAGAGAATTTCTTTTCTAAGATCTTATCGTTCCGGAATAATTCATTTACCATTAATTTAAATAGCTTTTCCCCTATATGTCTTTTTACAGAATTTGTTATATCTCTTATGGTGAGATCATTGACATTAT